ATAACGAATATGCATATTTAACTTTTTACCCAGACTATAATGCATCTCCCAACACGTCAGCTAGTTTATATTTACCTTTCTTTGATGGAGGTTGGTGGGCTGCAGCTGTTACTGTAGATGATAATGCTGGTAATTTTACTTTATATGCTGCTAATAACATCTATAATGGTGATGATGGTAGTCAAATAGGATTTATAGCATCTCAATCTGTTAATGGAGCTTTAAATATTTGGGATACTTCAATCTCAGCATCTTTTAGTAGTAATTTAGGATCTGCTTTTGGAAATTATGGTTTATTTTCTGGATCATTACAAGAAATAAGATACTACACTAAAGCAATTGCTTTAAGTAGTTTTGAAGATTTTACAATGAATCCTGATTCAATTGAAGCTACTATTTGGGATGGTGCTCCTCTAGAACTAGCATTTAGAGCTTCTTTAGGTGGAGAATTATACACAAGCTCAGTTTCAATTCATCCTAAAGTTACAGGTTCTTGGGAAGCTACATCTTCATTTGCTAATAATAGTAATTTCTATATTGGAAATACTTCAAATTTTGTAGCTAATTATGAAACTATATACTTTGATCAACCTGTAGCAGGTATTAGAAATATAGTTTCTAACAAAATACATCCAATCTCTGCTAGTTTACCTGCAGGAGATACTTTATCTCGCTACATTCAAATTCAACAAAATAGCGAAGAAGAAAATAATTACACAAATAATATTTCTTATGTTGAAGTAGGTTTTTCTCCACAAAATGAGATTAACGAAGATATTATGGACCAAATGGGTTTCTTCAACATTGGAGAATTCATTGGAGATCCTAGACAACGCTTTAACAAACTAGACACCTACCCAGATTTAGACAAATTAGCAAACAGCTATTTTGAAAAATATATAGGCAACTACAACTTTACAGATTACATAAGACTTATCAAATATTTTGATAACTCTTTATTTAAAATGTTACAAGACTTTATTCCTGCTAGAACAAGTCTTGCCTCTGGTGTTATTATAAAACAAAATTTACTTGAAAGAAGTAAATACCCTCAACCTTCAGTCACTTCATCTTTATTTGACTATACCGGCTCTATTGAAATGGTATTTGTTACTGGTGGTGCTGGTGGTTCTGTTAACCAGTACAATGGTTTAACTAACAATTTTGGAGTTACTCAAAGTTGGACAGAAAGTTTAATTACACCTTTTGGTGTAGATTATGTTATTAATTCTTCTCAAGAGGAATTTTATAATGGAGAATTTAGTGGTTCTTACATTAATACAGATAATGGTGGTGAACTTAACCTACCAAATACTTTTAAACAAGTTAATACAACTCCTACTAATTATAATGTAAATTTATATGGTGGAGATGGAGCAGGTAGCACTCCTACTTCTTCAGCTACATTTATTAGCTCAGTAGTACCTACACCTGGAGTAGCAGCTATTTGGAGTCAAAACCCAACGCCTAGTGGCATCCCAGAAAGATTCCCCCCATATATTCAATATGCTAAAATTCATAGTTTAGATTTAGCTAGTGAAAATAATGGTTTAACTCTAGCAAGTGTTGAATCTATTGTTTGGGCAGGGTTTACTTTTTATCCAATTACAATTTCTCCTAGAGATGGAGGTGATTATTATTTCTTTGAATTTGCTCCTGGAAACTCAGCACAGTATTTACTTTCAGACCCAACACCATACTCAAACCAATTATTGGTTCTTAGTCCTAAAGTAAGTGATGCTACTGGTCCCTTCCAAAACAATGATTATAATGCTATTATTAATAATGCTATTGAAAATAGATTAAACAGTAAAATCCAAGAAGTTGACTATGCTACTAGCCAAAATATACCAGTTAATATTCAAGCTATCCTTTCAGGCTCAGCATACCCAGCTTCAGTACCAGATTCAAACTATACTTCTTTATGGTGGAATGAACCAAGATATTTAGGTAGTAAAAATACAACTGATAATCTTAATAGTACTTCACTTACTCAGTCATTTGTGGTTCAAGATTACCAAAATGATGATATTGGGGCTACAACTTTAGGTCAACCCTCAATTGATTTATTCAATACAAACATTTATGAATTTGCTTGGGGTGGTGGAACTTATCCACAAATTGCAACTGGTGGTGCTTTAAAACTTAGCCAAATCCTTAATGTTAATACAACAAGTTCAGTAGCTACTATATCTCCACAAGATATATTCTTCTCATTCTCGGTACAGAGTAATCTCCCACCAAACTCACAACCACAAATTACTCAACGCACTACAACAGCTAACATACCAAACACAGCTCGCGTTTTAAGTTCTGAATTTGGTGTACCTACAATTTCAAATTATTATATTCCTAGTGGTTCAACTACTTTAGGAGGTGCAGCGACAACAGGTTCATTTACCACTTTATCACTATTTGGTGGGTTCTTAACTAACCTTATACCTGAACCTGGTATAGATAATAATGGATTCGAATCAGCTGTTGCAGCTGTTACCGGATCTACTCCTGCTACTATAACAAGTACAATCTCAGCTAGTCTATCAGCAGGAGAAAGATGGTTTGTTTCTATGTACTATAATTTAGGAACTACCGCTTCAGGAAGTCTTACTCCTGTTAATAACGGTTACGATACTATAAATGGAGATGGTAGTTATGCTTATCCTTTAGAGTATAATGGTGTTTATGAAATTGATAGAGTTTCAGCAACTCATTCAAATGTACTTATATTAACTAAAGCTGTAAATGTAAGTCTTGAAATGGGAGCTAACGCTTCACCTTTAGCAACAGGATATGCAGCTGCGGGCTGTTTAATTTGGAAAGCTATTACAGATGGAACTTTTGTAACATTCAATGGAACAACTCTTTCAGGAGTAGGTAAAGGGAACTTGATTACGCCAAATGCTAGCCCTACCATTAAGAGTGATTTAAATTCTATAGTAACAACTTCTGGTATATAAAAAATTAAATCTAATATATTTATAACAAAAAATACGTATTTAAACCATGGGATATTTAAATAATGCAGTAGTAACAGTAGATGCTATCCTTACAGATAAGGGTAGAGAGTTACTTGCCAAAAATGATGGTACATTCCGTATCACTCAATTCGCTTTATCTGATGACGAGATTGACTATACACTTTACAACCCAAACAACCCTTCAGGTTCAGCTTTCTATGGTCAAGCAATCGAAAACATGCCTCTTTTAGAAGCATTTCCTCTTGTAACTCAAGAAATGAAGTATGTGTTAACTACACTACCTCGTGGAAGTGCTAAGATGCCTGTACTTGACCTAGGATATTCAGCTATCACATTAAAACAAGGTGCTTCACTTGCTATTACACCTCAAACTCTAAACTATTTAGGTGGCTTAACCACAACTGAAACTAACGGTTATACCGCTACTATAAGTGATGTAAGAACATTAAGCACATTTAACGGGGTAGGTATTAATACTCCAGATGCTATTGCACTAAACAGTACTACAACTGTAGGAACTAATGTATCTAAAACAGTAGTAGGTACTACAATTAACATGACTGCAACTACTGTAAATACTTTATTTGGTTCTAATAATATTTTACAAGCTACTTTAACAGTGGTTGGTAGAGATTCAGGAGCTCGTATTACAATTCCTGTAACTATTACTAAAACTTCAGCTTAATTATGTCATTTAAAAGATTAACTCCAACAGATTTTTTAGTATCAGCCGATTCTGTTACTCAAGCTTGCTGGTCTAATGATGTTAATACATTAACTACTTTCTTTACTTCTTCTACTCAAGAAGCAAGTTCACAAGGTGAATATGTTTTAGCAGTTTATAATACCGTAGCAACTTACGATAGTGCTTCTATTCAATTTTATCTTGGATATTGTGATGCAAATGGTTCAGGTTCAACTGCCTATAACTCTGCTATTCCAAATCTAAGTCCTTCAAGAACACTTTATGGTCAGTATAGAAACCTTATTCTTGAAGATGAAAATTCACAATTCTTATTTGGTGAAGTAACCAGCTCTCAATTCTTTGCAGTCTCAGTAGAAAGAGCAAATTATAAACAATCACTTCTCCCAGGATCTTTAAATCTTGTCTTACAAAATGGATCTTCTTCTGTTAGCTTAACAGATAATAGTAATATGCTTTCAGTAGTACCTTACATCAACGGTACTAGAGTTTATCAACTTGTAACAGGATCTAATGGTAGTGCTACAGTAACCCCTTCAGGAGCAACAGCAGTGGGTTATACAGCTTCAGGTTCTTATGGTTGGTTTGTTCCTGATATGGGTACTATTCTTTTAAATGCTAAGGCACTTCAACTTCCTGCACTTAATGGTGGTATTGGTTTAGCTCCTTCTACAGGTAGCTCAAACGTAGTTAATGGTCTTAATAATACAATTATCTATAGAACATTTACCTCAGGCTCTAGCTTCCAGTTAAGTTCTCAAGAAAACGTAACATCAGATTATGTTTACGTTAGACCACAAAACTTTGAATTTAACTACACAACTAACCCTTCATTTATTAGTGCAAGTACTGGTGAAGTTATTTATTCAACATTCATCAACAATCCACAAACTTACATTACAACTGTAGGTTTATATAATGATTCAAACGAGTTGTTAGCTGTAGCTAAACTTTCTAGACCACTTGTTAAAGACTTTACTAAAGAAGCATTAATTCGCGTTAAGCTTAACTTCTAATGAATGAGTGCTTGGAAACAATTTTTAGCTTCTGATTTAATTGTTGCACCATTTTTGGTCAACAAAGGGTTTACCTTTACTACATCAAGCTTTTACACTCAATCTAATGGGGATTATGTTGGTATAGAAAGATTTCTTGGAGTCAATACTCCATGGAATGTTGACTATTCATCTAATCTTACAACAGGAGTAAACCAAGTAGAATATCAATCACTTGTTTACAATTCAGCTAAACAACTTTACTACTCAAATTTTTTAATTAGTAGTTCAGGTGATCCAATTTCTTTAAGAGTATTAGTTCCTGGAGCCGGTCCTTCTGGCTCAGGAGATACTTTTATTGGTTTAGATATTTCGGGATCTGGCCCACTTTATGACAATTTCCTTCAAAGTACTTTAACACCTTCAAGATATTTTCCTACAGCTTCAGGAACTGAAATTGCTGTAATCTCTATCCCTTCTAAAATCTATGGAGAATATATAGCTCCTAATAGTTTTTATCTCTTTTATCCAGATCTAGATTCTACAATTACAGATGATGGAGAAGGTAATTTAAACATTTCAGGTAGTGCTGTTGGAGAAGGATATATAGGAAACGTTATATATACTCACGGTATTGCAGTCTTAACAGACAACACTCAACCCGATATAGCAGGTTATAGTTTAAATGATTATGTAAACGAAAATGTTGTATGTTCATTTTCGTCTTCAATGACGATATACGAAACTCAATACAAGTGTACTATACAACCTGCAGAATTTAATGCTACATTAAATCCTTCAGCTCAAGCTAGTGGTAGCATATTTGAGTGGACTGGGAGCTATTTTTACGAGCCAGGTAACGGGCAACTCTTAGATGCTTTAACCGGTTCATATTTCGCACCTTACGTTACAACAGTGGGATTATACGACGAAGCTCAAAACTTAATAGCGGTAGGTAAATTATCTCAACCCTTGCCTACATCCCCAACAACAGATACAACTATTTTAGTTAACTTAGACTTTTAATATGTGGAAATTTAATGGTGAAAAAATTACTGACCTTGATCAGTTCCCTGAAGGCACCTTTGGTTTTGTTTATAGGGTCCTCAATAAAAAAACTGGCAAAGCTTATATTGGTAAAAAAGTGCTGTACCACAGCGTAAAGAAAAAACTTACCAAAAAAGAACTAGCAGAAATAGAGGGACAAGGACGTCGTCCTTCATATCGTCTTACAGTAAAAGAATCAGATTGGAAAACTTATTGGGGTTCAAATAAAATTCTTATTGAAGAATTAAAAACCAACCCAGACGATTTTGAACGTTCTATTATTCAACTGGCAAAAGATAAAAAACAACTTACGTATTTTGAAACAAAATATTTATTTGTATACTCTGTACTTGAAAAACCAGAAGAATTCTACAACGACAATATTTTAGGAAAATTTTATACTAAAGATTTTGCAGGGTAAAGGATTTTCCGTACATTAATTGTATGGTAAATCAACTCCTTGTAGCGCTGGTCAATTCTGTCTTAGGACCTGGAAAACCAACTGCTAGAGGAAACCAAGCCCACACCTGTCCATTCTGCCACCACCATAAACCTAAATTAGAGGTAAACTTTAGTGAAGGAAATGGGGATAAAAACCCATGGCATTGCTGGGTGTGTGGGAAGAAAGGAGTAAAACTTATTACTCTTTTCAAACAAATCGGTGCATCTGAAGATAAACTAAACGAATTACGTAATTTAGTAAAATCCTCATATAAAGACGAACAAATTCAAACCCTAGAGGAAGTTAAACTTCCTGAAGAGTTTAAACCCCTATCTGAAATTACCGAAAACGATATTATAGGAAGACACGCTCTTACCTATCTTAAAAAACGAGGTGTTTCAAAAACAGATATTCTTCGATACAATATAGGTTATTGTGAAGGAGGAAAATACGATAAAATGATTATCGTACCCTCATACAACGAATTCGGGAAACTAAATTATTTTGTTGCTCGAAACTTTAACCCAAACTCCCCAGTAAAATACAAGAACCCACCTATTGGCAAGAATATCGTGCCATTTGAGCTGTTTATAAATTGGTCTTCACCGCTTATATTATGCGAAGGACCATTTGACGCAATCTCTATCAAACGCAATGCGATCCCGCTGTTAGGAAAACATATACAAGCAAACTTGATGAAGCGTATTGTAACTTCACAAGTTGAAAAGATATACATTGCATTAGACAAAGATGCTCAAAAAGATGCTTTAAAATTTGCTGAACTACTCTTGGCGGAGGGGAAAGAAGTTTATATCGTTGACCTGGATGAAAAAGATCCAAATGAAATGGGATTTGAACACTTTACAAAACTTATTCAAGAAACATATCCAATTAATACCTTTGACCTAATGTCAAGGAAGATAGAACTATTATGATAGAACAAGGAGCTAAAATCTATAAAAAAAGCGTTACAAGAGTATTAGAAATTGACCAAGACGCAAAACAGGTAAACTTTTTAGATACACGTTTTTACAAAAAGGGAGAAAAATACTACCCCTCAATCACCTCAGTCTTACAATATTTTCCTAAAAACAAGTTTTTTGAAAATTGGCTGAAAGATGTTGGACATAATTCCGACATTATTGTTAGAAAAGCAGCAAACGAAGGTACACAAGTACACGAAGCGATTGAAGATTACCTACTCGGTAAAGAACTTACCTGGTTAAACGAGTACGGCGAAGCAAAATACTCAATGGATGTTTGGAAAAATATTCTAAAATTCGATGAGTTTTGGAAGCAAGTTAAACCTACCCTCATCGAAAGTGAAATCCACCTATTCTCAGATGAAGCTGAAATTGCAGGAACATGCGACTTGGTTTTAGAGATAGATGGCGAGATTTGGATTTTAGATATTAAAACCTCAAACAGCCTTCATACTAGCCAAGACCTTCAAATTGCAGCTTACGCTAAAATGTGGAACGAGACATTTGAAGAAAAAGTTGTACGCGCAGGCATTTTATGGCTTAAATCAGCCAAAAGAGGACCAGACAAATCAGGAAAGAAAATTCAAGGTAAGGGTTGGGAAGTTTATGAGTCATCTCGTTCACTAGAAGAGAATTGGGGCTTCTTCCAAAAAATTCTAGACCTATACCACCTTGAAAATCCAGACGCTAAACCAGCTTTTGAAAGTTTCCCTTTATCAGTTAAATTAGAAGCTTGATATTTATACGCAAACGCGTTTGAATGATCAGTCTTGTTAAATTACTGGAAGAACTCTCCTCTAGACCCAAAGCCATCATACTTGCTGGTGCTCCGGGTGCAGGGAAGAGTTCTTTAGTTGACGATTATATAAAAGATTTCAACTTAAAAGTATTAAACATAGACGATTACTACAAAGAAAATCTAAAAAATGCAGGAGTTTCTTTCGATTTAAAGAATGCAGGTAAAGAGTCTAGAAGCAAAGCTGCAACAGCAATGCAACAAGCTATTAAAACTTACAACGAAGCTTTAAATCAAGCTATAGATAATAAAGAAAACATTGTATTAGACAATGCTTCCGGTTCACTTAAAAATGTAGCTGAACTTAGAAATAGACTTATGTTAGCTGGTTACGATGTTTTAATGGTGTACGTTCATGCTTCACTTAAAAAAGCACTTAAAAGAAATGAAAAACGTTTTGGCAAATCTAAAGGCCTTGAAAGAAGCCTTCCACCAGACATTGTCCTTAAAACTTGGGCAAATGTCACAAGAAATTACGCCAAATATAGAGATGTTTTTGGCGACAATTTTATCTCGGTTGTAAACGATGATAAACCTTTTACACTATCATCTTACGAGGATATAAAAAAATTATACGTAGACCCATTTGCACCTAAAGACTCAACACCCAAATCAGCAAAAGATCAAGCGTATGAAGATAAAATAGATGTTGAAAATAAAGCATTTATAGAGGATTGGAATGCAAACATGAAAAGTCAAGATATTTTAGATAATTCTGTATCTAAAGAAGAAGTAAAGACCAAAATTAAAGATTTTCTTGAATCATGAAAGAAAAAATACCCGGTGGAAAAGCTAAAGGTTTAACCTTACAAGATTTAGCAAAATATCATAAAATGCCTCTTCAATCTATAAAGAAAAAATTAGACCAAGGCATTAAAACAGAAATGGAGCATACTACAGATAAAAGTATAGCTCGCGAAATTGCTATGGATCACATTTATGAAGATCCAAATTATTATTCTAAATTAAAGAAGATTGAAACTGAAGGTACTTGTGGGTATAATCAGGATGTTGAGACTGGAGAAACTTTTAATACACCTGGTGGGTTAGAAGAAGGAGACAAAAGAGGTTTAGACATGTATGCTCTTGAACTTCAAAAAGGTCTAGAAGAATACATTACAAATAGTATTTTAAACGAAAAAGATCCTAAAACAGGCACAGGTAAAAAACCTAAAGGATCTGGTCGCAGACTTTATACAGACGAAGACCCATCAGACACTGTCTCTGTAAAATTTAAAACAAAAGAAGATATTGTAGATACACTTAACTCAGCTTCTTTTAAAGCTAAATCACACGCTCGCCAGTCTCAGGTTATTAATCTCATTCATCAACGTGTTAGAGCGGCTTATCAAAATGCTAAAGATCCAGAAACCAAAGCTCGTTTAAAGCGTGGTTTAGATTATATAGAAACACGTAAAGAAGCATCTAAGGAAAAAACTAAGCGCCTTCAGCAAATGAAAGAAGCAGAAGGTTCAGCAGTACCTTACGGATCAGGTTACAAAAAATTCATCCCAGAACTCTCGCAATACATGTACGAGAATGGGATGAACATTAAACCCTTCCCAAGTGTAAAATTTATAGAAGATGATGAGGTAAATGCACAAGATCCTTTAGGTATGACTGCTTATTACGATCCTGCAAATGCTACAATTGTTTTATATACAATGGGGAGACACCCAAAAGATATATTACGTTCATTCGCCCACGAAATGGTGCATCACGAACAAAATTTAGATGGTGGAATTGGTAATGGTACAATAAAAACTACAAATACTAACGAAGACGATTATTTAGAGCAAATCGAAAGAGATGCTTACGAAAAAGGAAATATCATGCTTCGTAAATGGACAGATAGTATAAAAAAATAGTTATATGAAAGATAATGTTTTAAAAAAAGAATTTAAGGAAAAAGATGTACAACGTCTCCGAAATCTTGTTACTAAAAAATATGGTGATAAAGTAAGCACATCTGTTGGTTTTACTAAAGAAAATTCTGAGGTACACAAAGAGGGTGATGTTTGGGAATCTGAAGGAAAAACCTGGACTATTAAAGATGGCATTAAACAAAATGTTACAAAACTGGATAAAGCACGTGAAGCTGTCAATTTTCCTCTTTTTTGCCCTTCATGTAAAAAGAAAATGAAACCTAGTTTAGACAAAAAATGGTTTCAACTCTATCAACACTGCTTTGATTGCCAAATAGATTTTGAAACCCACCTCAGAACTTCAGGACAGTGGGAATCCTATCAAAAGAAAATTAACAACCAGGGTTTAGATGGTGTTATGAAAGAATTTGAGGAGTGGATAAATGAAGAAATTCAAAACCAAGGTAACCAATCCTTTATTACAGAAGCAGGCGACGTTGAAAAATGGGTTGGCTCTAGTAAAAATTTACTCTTAAAGCAGAAGGAAGACACTATTAAATTCCTGCAAAGTTTAAAGAAAGACTAATATTTATAAGAAAACTACATGAAGTCTAGACCGGGAGACATCTTTAGAAATATTAACCGAAACGTTGGAGTAGGTAGATTCACTAAAGACACTTACGTAAAGCAACATGTTCCACCTCCTCCACCCCAAGAAGAGGTAAAGGAAGAAATTATTGAAGAAATTAAACAAGAAGAAAATGAACAATTTCGACGTAGCGAAGTGGAACAAGAGGAGATACCTAGCGGAAGCAAATCTCCTAGAAAGCATAGCTCAAGAAGCAGCAGCAGCAATAGACAAAATCCTTGACAAAGTTGATCCTCCAGGTATTACCCCAGAAGACTTAGGTGAAGCCATTGCTATTATAGTAAAAAAGGGATATCAAGCAGAATTGCAAGAAAGATTTATGGATACCCTTCATAAAAAACTTGGTTACCCTAAAGATTTAAGTGAAGCTAAAGATGATTTCTACCCAGACTCTCCTGAAGCATTAAGACAAGCAACTCAAACAGCAAAAGAAATTCTTGATAAGCACAAAGAAAGTATCAAGATGATTGCTAACAAATATGAGGGTCAACCTGGCAAATCTAGAGAAATGATGGATGAGCTCAATGATTTAATTGATGCTGATTTAGAAGGTATTCCTTTCCAAGATTATGTTTTAAATAAAGTTAGAGGAGTTTTAGGTAAAGCTTTATTTCGCTATTATGCCTCAAAAAATCCTGAACTTTCAAAAATGATGAAGCAATAAAAATATTATATGGAACCTCTAGGACTTAAAATAAAAAAAGCTTTATCTCGTTTAAAACAAACAGACAACTATCTCTTCAGAAAACCTGAAAGAGAATGGGATTATGATGACTTAAGCTTAGTTAAATCATTTTTAAGAACTGCGAGAGTAGAAGAAGATTATACAATGGAAGATTTAAACAAAATACAAGAATTCTTTTCTAAACCTTTAGAAGAAATGATGTCTTTAGATGATCAAGCTAAAGCATATTATCTTGAAAAATTTAAAAAAGGTGAAATTAGTTCATTACCTGAAGACCCTAAAGCAGCATTTTTAGATCAAATGATGAAAGACGAAATGGAAAAAGATGCAACTCAATATCGTAGAGAAACAGGTTTAGAAGAAGTTAGTGCTGAATACCCAAGAAGAAATAAAAGACCTATTAAAGTAGGTGATATTGTAGGTAATACAGTTCAAGGCTTTGACTTTAAAGTATTAGATATTCAAGATGATAAGATGAAAGTTAAAAATACTATAACAGGTAAAGAATCTATTACCGATATAGATAATATGCGTCTTTCATCTACAGATAACTCAGTAAAAGAAGGTGGAAAATGGGGTTATCAAGAAGCAGCAAAAAATATGATCAAATTCCTCCAAAATCAATTAGATGATATGGGTGTGGAATACGAGATGGATCCTAAAAGCTTATCTAAACCATTTATAGCAATCTATAAACCCGAAAACCAATCAGAGGAATTAAATGCTAAATTTGAAAATTTCATAGAAAAAGCTAATCTTGGTAGTGTTGTAAAAACATCAATGAAAGAAGCTACTAAAGACGAAGAAACTGAATTTCATAAAAAATTAGATACTTTAGTTCATAAAACTTTTGGTAAAAGAAAAGGAGAAATGGAAGAAGCTAAATTAACCGAAGCTTTTGTTCCTAGAAACATTGCTGAATTTGCTGAAAGAAAAGGTGTATCTCGTTTAGTTAAAACTGTAGCGGGTTGGGCTGAAAAAGTAGGTAAGAGAATTGTTGGTGGAACTGCAATTGGTAAAAACTACGATACTCTTATTTTAGATATGACCTTCCAAGGTTCAGAAATTCGTATCAATACAGAATACGAAACTGTAGAATTATACGACGAACCAGTTCGCACATTTCATCAATTTAAGCGTGTATACGAAGAAAACCAAGAAGAAAATTTAGAGGAAGGTATCAATGATTTTTCCCCTATAACATACGCCAAAAAAGTATTAAATGGTGAAATGAGTATAGAAGATGCTATGGAAGAAACCGGTTTAAGATACGTTACTTTAGCTGATTTAATTAAAAAACTAAAACTAAACCCAGCGCTAGAGGAAGCTATTACTGATCCAAGAATTGGTAACCCTAAATTCGGTCCTGCTCCTAAAGAATTTGCAAGTTTAAGAGCAAAATTAGGCGACGACTCACTTTTGGATAAAATCCAAATGATCAATGTTAATGTTTTAAGAGATCTTTTAGACGAGTTAGATTCATATAACCTTGAAGAAAATAAAGATAGCACCTATAACGAATACTCAGAAATTGGATATAAAAAAGTA